TTCAATTTGAAGTATTCTGTATTCAAATTTTGCATCCTCAATAATTTGATCTTTATATTTTTTAATCTGATCATCGCCAAACTCATAAATATTTCTATACATCCAGTCCATAGGGATAAATTTTTGTTGTTTCATTGTATCAATCAGTTCAGCTTTTTGTTTCCATATTTGTATTTTTTCTTGCTCATATACTGTAGATGGATTTGCCATTCGTAGTTCAAAATTAAGAAGATCTGCATCTTCATAACCTTGAATATATAAATGAATCATTGCTAAGTTTTTAAATTCAGCCACAAGTGTTTTTTGTATTCTTTCAACTGTTCTTGCAAATCTAATATCTTCTTGAGACAATGTTGCTTTTGCGCCTAATTGCTCTTCATAACCTAAATAAGCTTTAGGTATTCTAAGAGCTGCCATCAATTTATTTCTTAAATATTCAACATCATCAATAGCATTATATTCAAGGCCAGCTAAAACATCAATTGATGTAGAATCATCAGAACCACGTTTTGGAAGATAAAAGTCTTCCGTAATATTTTGCATATTATATTTTAGATTGTAATTTCCTGAATCATCAACATAAGGAACTTTTTTCATGTTGTTGACAATTTTTTCCATATAAGCATCAATCTCATTTGGATTCAGATTTCCAACATCAATTTTGAAAACTCTCTTCATGGGTGCGCGCATTATTCTGTGAATTAACATTGCATCTTCCATCAACGTCAATTGTTTCCAAATACGTCTTGCGCCCTCAATCATTGATTTACCGTAAGGTAAGAAGTTTGAGTCTGTTAATAATCTAAAGTGAGCTATTTCATAATTTTCATATGTTCCCTGTAAAATTGGACCGTCAATTCTATATTTGGTGTCATATGGATTATCAGGATTTTCACCTTCAATTCTTGTTACTCCATACGGAGAAAGTGGCATTGCATTTATTATTCCCAACTTTTCAGCCAAGTCTAATTTCATCATCATGTCGCCATACTTAACAAGATTTCTTGTCCAGTGAATCAAATTAAAATCTATATTCAATATATCATAAAACAGGTTGTCCAAAATTCCAGCTATCTCTTTGTCATCTGACTTGATAGATAGAATTTTTCCATATTCATCTTTGACTGTGGCTTCTTCAGAATATAAATCTAAAGCAGAATTGATAATCGGATCTTGATCCATTAATTCATATTCTCTAAATAACATCAATCTTTGAGATTGAATAGATAGAGATTGGTTATAACCATAGTTTAATGAAGAATATAAATTTCTATATTGTGCTCCCAAATAGTTCGTAGATAATGAACCCATAGCTTGGGTGCTATAAGTGTCCATTACTTTTAATTTCTTATTTCCGACGCGCCTAACAACTACGTCTCTAGAAAACATTCTTTTTAATTGTCTAAAAACGTTGCTTTCTGTTAATACATTTGCCATAAATACCTCTTTTTATTTAAAATCATTGAACATATTCAATATTTTTGGGTCTATAGATATGTCATTATCTAATAAATATGAAGTTGCCCCTAAATATTTAGTTTTTTGTTTATTTGATGGGTTATCTTTTAAGTTTTCCAACATGTCTAAAAGCTTGACAGACAATGCAACTTTACTTATTTTTGCCAATCTTAATACATATTGATTGTAATCTACTGCTTTATCATGAGAAAGCAATAAAATGAAGTTCATTATTAGTTTTCCAAATTGTCGTTCAATTTCTTTTCTAACATAATCTTTATTATTTGAATCTTCATAGACATCATGCAATAGTGCAACTATTTGAATGTCTTTTGATGAGCCAAGTGCTTTTGCTTTTTGATAAACTCTATATGGATGAACAAAATACGGTAATCCACTTTTACGTTTTTGTCCTGCATGCGTAATCATAGCAATATCTTGTGCTTTGTCAATTGCCGATAGTTCCTGTATTAGTTTTATTTTATTCATACAAATTGAGATAAATCTATTTCTTCACTATCACCCACCTTCATCACCCAAGGATTCTGTTCTCCAGATTGAATATGTTGATAAACTGCAGTTGTTCTATCAACTTTTATTGAGTCAAGAGCTTTTTTAGTTAAATCTCTTCTGATTCCCTGTAGTCTCAATGCAGTGTCTCTAACCCAGAGTAATATTGCCAATGCCATCACTAAGTCATCATGATACATCTTGGATGCTGCTTGAGGTTTTCCGTCTTTATAAATGAATGTCCATAATTCATTGAGTAATCTTTTTGATTTTATTATTGCGCTTTTATCTGTAAAATATTCTACCATTTTTGAAATTATTGCAGGACGTGTTGACATGTTTGTCATAAAACCCGGAACTGATTTCTTTTCTAATCTGTGAAGTTTATTATTTATTCTATGCATTTTACTTTCATCAACAACATTAATTTTTTGTTCTGAATAAAATAAATTTCTATAAGCTCTATCTAAAACCCTTTGTATAACAGCCCAACCAATACCATTATTTTCTATAACTACAAGAGCATCATTATACTTTGTTCCAAATTCAACTATTAAATTACCAAAATCTCCTGTTTGCATTTTTCCTTGATATTCTGCAACTTGAGTTAATGTTTCTAAATCAAAAACATGAAATGCTGAAAAGTCATCAGCATCACCACGACCAACGTCAGCAGTTAATAAATAAGATCTATTAAAATTAGGATGTTCCCAAATCCAAACGTTGTTATCAACACCAGCTTTTTGAATTGGTTCTTCAATAAATGTTTGATTATAATATTCAATAACTTCTGGAGGAATAACATTGTCTCCTGAAGCCAAAAATGAACCATCGCATTCTTGTTTTGCTAACCTTGTGCCCAATTCTACATCTTGAGCATCTCTCCAAACCTGATCTCTTTCTGGATGTAACGTCCAGTGAAGTGTTATAGGATAAAATTTATTCTTTCCTTCTTCAGCATTTATAAATGTTTGATGATACCAATTACCTACACCATTCGGGGTTGATAAAACTATAATATCACCACCTGTAGAAACAATTGGTTGTAATGAACCCCATAATTCATCCATTCCGTCTATAAATGCAGCTTCATCAACTATCAATAATGCAGCAGCTTCAGATCTACCTGAATCACTAGCACTTGTTCCTGCATATATCGTTGAACCATTTTCATATGACTGTGCTAATTTATTGTCCTCAACACACTTTAATCTCATCCAAACTGGCAATCGTTGCCACATTATTCTAACCTTTTTAATAATATTTTTAGCAACATCCTGTTTTGTAGCAATAACTAAAACATATTTATTTTCATGAAATGTCATTAGCCATAATGCATATGCTCCACATAATGTAGACAATCCCATTTGTCTATTTTTTAAAATTATATTTCTGCCATGCTTTAAGTATGATGCCAATATATTTTCTTGAAAATCATACAATATAAAAGGGATCAATCCTCTTTCTTGATGAACAATTTTGCAGTATTTTTTTATAAAGTGTATTGGATCTTTAGCACACTTTTGATATTCTTCTGCAATTATTTCTTTAAGTGGCTTTGTTGCCAATGAACTTCTCCCTTAATGGTATAATATCTTCTTCTAATTTTTCAAGAAACTTAAGTAATTCTTTATATTTGTCTTCAACAAAAATCTTTTCTTTTTCAAAATTTGGATTATTCCATTTTTCTATATATCCATCTTCTCTAATATATTGTTGTTGCTCCTTCAATCCGTTTCTTAAATAATCTTCTGTTTCATCTCTAACATCTTTAAAATACGATAATTGATTTTCCATAACTTTCCATTGTTCATATTTTTCCCAATCGCCATTTAATCTTATTTCATTTTCATCTTTAACTATGCAGTCAAAACATTTGTTTCTTAATCTTATAAACTTAATATGCAAATGATGTTTTGAAGATTTCCCACACTGTGGGCATTTTTCTGGCATTTTGGGAACTTTTATGTATATTGGTTCTTCATACTCTTTAAAAACTGGCTGTGATAAATCTGTGTTTGATAGCAGTTCTCGTATTCTTTGAGGGTGAATATATCCCATTGGGCTGGCACTTTTTCTTCTAACTTTTTTCTTTAAAAGTTCCGTTCGTTCTTCTGCTGTCAATTGAGATAAATCTAAATCTTGTTCCATAAAAACCTCCGTTTTTTATTGTATCATTGTTAAAATGTGAGCTTCTATATTTCCTGTTAAAATTGTAAATGAAAGTCCTGCATCATTTGAGTTACCAAAATTTACATCAACTCCCAGTCTTTTTTGAAGATGTTCTTTAATTTTTTTTGCAATATTTTCTTTACCATATACATTGTTTAATTTAACAAGTTCATTTGATGTCTTTGGGATATATTGAATTTTACAATACATACCGTCTAAATGAACTATAACTTGAAACTTAATGCTATTAAAATGC